TAATTACCCAGCCTACACCTCAATCAAGCATTATTGACGGTGATTCCGGTGAAATACTTCAAGATTGAAGAGTTTGACTGCCAAGAAACCGGCAAAAACGAAATGAACCCCCTGTTTCTGGAGCGTTTAGACGAATTACGGGCCAAATGTGGCTTTCCCTTTACGATTACGTCAGGCTACCGCGATCTTAAACACTCAATAGAAGCCAAAAAAGAAAGACCCGGCACCCATACCCAGGGCATTGCGGCAGATATTAAGGTCAATAACGGCGCTGAACGCTTTATTTTGCTGAATTACGCCTTTGAAATGGGTTTTTCGGGCATTGGCGTGGCAAAAACCTTTATTCATGTTGATATACGGGATACTCAACCCGTATCGTGGGTGTACTAATGCTCTATACGCAGAATGCAAATGTAACAACAACGGATGTTTCCACCATTATGACGGTGCCTACTGGTTATGTAGCGCATTGGAATATGTTGTTTGTTTCAAATATTGGCGGATCGACTAACGGCGCTGGTATTTATGTCGATAAAGCAGATTCCACAAGAATAGACATCTTGGGTGGTGGCAATGTTTCTTCAAAAGAATACATATTGCTAACTGACGGGGTGTTTGTTTTGCAGGCTGGCGATGTGGTTAAAGCGTTTACGACAGCCGCAGGCGACATGGAATTTGTCATAACCTTTGACTTACTTGAACAGCCTGCAGTATTTGTAAACTTTAACGGCACATAGCATGACTCCTGACCAATTAAACTCATGGCGCGTTATTCCCAGACTGCTTATGCTGGCAATGCTGATAATGACCTACCGTGTGGTTGAATGGTTTATGTCGTTGCCCGATCCTAATCCTGAGCAAGCGGCCTTGGTCAGTGTGATGACAGGGGCATTGACTGGTGCGTTCGGTCTATTTTTGGGCAAAAAAGAATGACCGATTTAAACGTAGAGCTTTTGGATTGGCAGAAGGGAGTCTTTTCCGATCCGACTCGCTTTAAAGTAGTTGCCGCAGGTAGGCGTACTGGAAAATCCCGATTAGCCGCATGGCTATTGATTATTAATGGCCTTCAAGCCGATAAGGGCCATGTTTTCTATGTAGCCCCGACCCAAGGGCAGGCCCGTGACATTATGTGGCAAACCCTGATGGAACTGGGCCACCCCGTCATTGCTGGCTCGCACATCAACAATCTTCAGATCAAGCTGGTCAACGGTGCCACGATTAGCCTGAAGGGTGCTGATAGACCCGAAACCATGCGCGGTGTGTCCTTGAAATACCTCGTCATGGACGAATATGCCGATATGAAGCCCGATGTCTGGGAGCAAATCCTTAGACCGGCTCTTGCCGACCAGAAGGGCGAGGCATTGTTTATTGGTACGCCGATGGGGCGTAATCACTTTTACGAACTTTACAAATATGCAGAACTAGGGGATGACGAGACTTACAAGGCGTGGCACTTTACGAGTTATGATAACTCTATGCTTGATGCAGGCGAAATTGACATCGCCAAGAAATCAATGTCTAGTTACGCTTTTAGGCAAGAGTTTATGGCTTCTTTTGAAGCTAGAGGCTCGGAAATGTTTAAGGAAGATTGGGTTAGGTTTGGCGAAAGCCCGGAAGAGGGCGATTACTATATTGCCGTTGACCTAGCTGGCTTCGAGGACGTAAACAAGAAGCGAACCAAAAACACAAAGCTGGACGATACTGCGATTGCGGTTGTAAAGGTGAATGAAAATGGCTGGTTTGTGGAAAACATTATCTACGGTCGTTGGAGCCTTGATGAAACGGCTACGAAGATTTTTCAAGCCGTCCGTGACTATCGACCTGTTAGCGTCGGAATCGAAAAAGGAATCGCCAAACAAGCAGTAATGTCGCCGCTTTCTGATTTAATGAAGCGGTATGGCACCTTTTTTAGAGTTGAGGAATTAACGCACGGAAACAAGAAAAAGACTGACAGGGTGATGTGGGCCTTACAGGGCCGATTTGAAAATGGTTATATCGCCTTAAACAAAGGGGAATGGAATGTTAAGTTCCTCGACCAGTTGTTTCAGTTTCCAGATGCTTTGACGCATGATGATTTGATTGATGCGTTGGCGTACATAGATCAGTTGGCTGAAGTAGCCTACGACTATGAATATGAAATCGAAGACCACGAAATCTTGGATGTGGTAGCGGGATACTAAAATGGAAAAGAAATACACGAGAAAAAAAGACGACCCAACAAGCCGTGAAACGCCTGATTATTTGGGGCCTGATTTTCCAGAGGTAAAAGATACAAGTCCAGATAAAAGAAATGGACATAATTTTCCGCGATATAAATTGCGGACGTTTCCTGATGCGGATAGTAAAAAGCACAATTTTCCGCGATATAAATTGCGAAATTTTCCTGACGAGCCTTGATAGGTAGGGAACATTAAAATGGCAGAAGAGATCTATAGCCCAGACCCCCTGATGGCCGAGCAGTCCATTGAATCGTGGGTAATGAGCAAGTGTGAAGACTGGCGCGATTACTACGAATCAAACTACGAGCAAAGTTTTGAAGAGTATTACAGACTTTGGCGTGGTCAGTGGGATCCATCAGATTCTCAAAGAGCGTCAGAGCGTTCAAGGATTATTGCTCCAGCTTTACAGCAGGCCGTAGAGTCTAATGTCGCAGAGCTGGAAGAAGCCACATTCGGACGGGGGAAGTGGTTTGATATAGCGGACGACGTAGCAGATCCGCAAAAGCAGGATGCTTTGGTTTTAAGGAAAAAGCTGGCTGAAGACTTTGAAGCCTGCAAAATCCGTAAGGCCGTAGCGGAATGCCTGATTAACTCAGCGGTATTTGGTACGGGCATTGGCGAAATTGTCATTGAAGAAATTAAGGAAATGGCCCCTGCCACCGAGCCGATTATGGGCGGCGATCTTCAAGCGGTGGGCGTCAATATCACCGATCGCGTAGTCGTAAAGCTCAAGCCGGTATTGCCGCAGAATTTCTTGATAGACCCTGTATCAACCTCAATTGAGGATGCTTACGGCGTGGCGGTTGATGAATTTGTGAGCCGTCACAGTGTTGAGTTATTGCAAGAGCAGGGCGTCTATCGTGAGGCGATGATTGAGTCGGCGTCCCCGGATACCGATTTGGAACCCGATCAAGACCTAACGATCTACAACGATGACAAAGTTCGCCTGACTAAATACTACGGCCTTGTACCCAAGGAGCTTCTGGAAAAGGAAGATGTCGAGGTAGAAGAGGATTCGATGTACGTCGAGGCAATCGTTGTGATTGCTAATGGCGGCACACTGCTCAAGGCTGAAGCCAACCCCTATATGATGAACGACCGCCCTGTCGTTGCATTCCCTTGGGATGTAGTTCCCGGACGGTTCTGGGGTCGTGGTGTTTGTGAGAAGGGCTATAACAGCCAGAAGGCGCTTGATACAGAGCTTCGCGCGCGTATTGATGCTCTGAGCCTCACGATCCATCCAATGCTCGCTGTGGACGCTACACGGCTTCCTAGAGGGGCTAAGCCTGAAGTCCGTCCCGGCAAAATGATTCTAACAAATGGGGATCCTCGTGAAGTCTTACAGCCGTTCAACTTCGGACAAGTCAGCCAAATTACGTTTGGTCAAGCCGCGGCCCTACAGCAGATGGTTCAACAGGCTACAGGGGCGGTGGATTCTGCTGGTATCGCAGGTCAGGTTAATGGTGAAGCGACAGCCGCTGGCATCAGTATGTCTCTCGGCGCTATTATCAAGCGTCATAAGCGTACTCTTATTAATTTCCAGCAGTCTTTTCTTCTGCCCTTCGTAACCAAAGCGGCTCACCGCTATATGCAGTTTGACCCCGAAAACTATCCCGTAGCGGACTACAAGTTTACCGCTACGAGTACCCTCGGGATTATTGCTAGGGAATACGAGGTTACTCAGCTAGTCCAGCTTCTACAGACGATGAAGCAGGACAGCCCGTTGTATCCAGTTTTGATGCAAAGCATTATCGAAAACATGAACCTGTCGAACCGCGAAGAGTTGATTGCGGCTATGCAACAGGCAAATCAGCCTAACCCGCAAGCCCAGCAGATGGCAATGCAGGCACAGCAAGTACAGCTTGCGCTTCAGCAAAGTCAGACTGCCGCACTCAATGCTCAGGCCGCAGAGTCTCAGGCAAGAGCAGGCAAGCTGGCGGTAGAAGCCCAGCTTGCTCCAGAAGAGCTTGAAATCGAAAAGATTGAGGCGGTTACGAAGAACCTAAAAGAAGGCAACGAAGAAGACCGCGAGTTCGAGCGTAGGTTGAGGGTTGCCAATACGCTACTAAAAGAAAAAGAGCTTCAGGTTAAAAATCAGCCAAAACTGGCTCCGCCTGACAATAGCGCTGAAAAAGAGCTTGAGCAAAAACTCCTTAATCAGTTGATGGGATAAGTTATGTCTGAGTTAGTTGTTGCCGCCGCCCTTGCAAAAATCGCCGCAGAAATTGGCGATATCAAAGGTGACCAAGGGCCAACCGGCGAGAAAGGCCCAAAGGGCGATAGAGGAGAGAGGGGCGATACTGGCCCTGCTGGCCCTAAAGGTGATGCCGGGCCTCAAGGCCCAGAAGGCAAAAAAGGCGATGCTGGCGAAAAGGGCGACCAAGGTGCTGGCGTTTCAAAAATAGAAAGCGACAACATCGATGGCAGTTTAACCTTCAAAATGTCTGATGGCAGTTCG